TTTGTTTGTAGGTCTGCCGCGTAGACGGCTTGAGATCGGACTGGTCTAAGTAGGACTGGGCAATATTGCCGAAGGGCACTGCGGAGTCGTAGCGCTGCTCACCGTGGGAAAGTTTTTCGATCCAGCTCTCTCGAGCTGCAATGGCCTTCCTTAAACCAGCGTCAGTGTTGGCGAATTGGAAGGATGTCGCGTGGTCTTGTCCGTGTATTCTGACCCGAGCTTGCCAAGCTCCGTATTGCCACCGAATACCTTTAGCCATTCCTCGATCTCTCCAGCGTCAACGATTGTGGTTTTGCCAACCACGAAGTAGTGCCGCCCTCGCTCCAGCCTCCGCTTCCAGCCCTTGAATGTGGTGCGTGGGATCCCAGTATCTTGGCACCATTTATCCAGCGCGATCAAGTTACTCACGACCCGTCCTCTGCAACCACAGGCGGTAAGCCAAAACCCTCGCGAGAAAGGGCGCGGATTGCTTGAGCCATTTCAGCGGGGTCTACATTGATTGAGAGCGGCGGCTGTTCGTCAGTAGCTGCATGAGCGATATGGTGGCCGTATAGCAGTGACATCCAGTGAATCACGTCCTGCCGACTCTCCATCCCCATCAATCAGACCTCTCTTCGGCATTGAAGCGGTTAAAAATGGCGCGGCTTAAATGCCAGTCAGCCTTTTCGATATCTTGCCAGCCCCCCTTTTTGTGCGCTCGAAGCATGTATTGAACGGCAGTGAGAATATGAAATCCCTCCGTGCCGTCGTAATGCGGCCCTAGTTCTTCGAGGATATAAATCACCTCCGTTCCCCCGATGTGGTAATGCGGCGGGTTATTCACCATATCTGCCTCATGACCAAGCTCTTGCTGGCATTTCTTGATCGACCGATCAGATCTAGCGCTGTTTTTTTCTAATCTTTTTGCGATGCTCAAGTCAGTTATTTCTTTCATAACTCCCTCCAATTATTGGCTTGCCATTTTTTGCTTGTGCTGCCTGTTGTCTTCGTCCAGCTTCGACTGCATTTCCCTCAAATTCTCTGCGATTGCGCCCACCTCTTTGCGCCCGTCAGGTTTCCGAGAATCAAGAATTTGATAATAAGTATCCTCGTCGGGAATTCCGAAGTCCCTGTAGCTCCCCACGCCGTGGGGGTGCGAGGGGGCGATTTGCTGAAGTCTTGCAAAAGTAATTTGGTAGGCGATTGGGTATTCTTCTTCCAGCGTTGGTGACCAAAGCCACTCATCAAAGTGGGGGAATCCTGTACTTTCTTTGTTTTCAGTAGAAACTGGCATTGTTATTACCTCCTAGAACGGGATGTCGTCGTCTTCAAGGTCTAGGGATGCTGGCTCGGGTGAAGGTGCTTCCTTTCCGACGGCAGAAGCGCTTGCTTGCTGTGCGCCTCCACTTGATCCTAAAAATTTGAACGCATCAACATCAACATCAGGCCCATGAAAGCCGCCTTCTTCGCGCTTGCGAATTTTTAATGACCCTTCGACATACAGCAGGTCACCCTTCTTTGCATATTGAATTATGGTGTCAGCTGCTTTGTTCCAGAACGACAAGTTAAACCAAGTAGTCTCTTCTACCTTTGCGCCTGTTTTTTTATCAGACCTATCCTTGGATGTAGCAAGACCGACGTTTGCCACGCGGTAAGCCCCTACATCTTTCATTTCGGGATCTTTTCCCAAATGCCCAACTAAGATTACTTTGTTCACGCTTTTGCTCATTTCTGACTCCTTTGCTCAACGACGATAGAGTCGCCGCTTTGAGGTGTGTATTCATCTAAATCAATATGTGGTGCTTCATCAGCAATGGCGCGCCTCCAGTCAGGCGTGGATCTGCCAGCCTTGAAGCTCACCACCCAGCTTGCTCCATGCACGGCCCTGCCTCTGGCGTTGGATTCTTGCCAATGCTTAGCCTTGTCTTTTGCTTCTGCTAGGGCCGCTTCTGAAGCCGCCTTTTGCTGATGCGCTCGGCTCAGTTCATCTTCTATCGCCAACCATTCTTGCGACCCTCCGGCATCTAGTGGCTCCTTCCACGAAGATTCCATTTCAATAAACTTGCTCCAGGCTCTGATTAAGGCCTCTCTCCGTGCAGGGCTAGACGTATACCAGCACATGGCCATGTTGCTTAAAGTGCCGTCAGACACGCAAAACAGCGCTCTACTAGCGTCAGAAACCAATAGCTGATGCTCCAGTTGCCAGTAGTGATCGGGGTTGTCCACACGTCCGGCTTTGACTTGAGCGTGATACTCTGCGCCGGTCTTGCCTTTCATTAGCTTGTGTTCCCAGATCATTGTCTCGTCATTTATTCCGCGACAAATACCGTCGAAGGAGGCAGCAAGTCTGCTTGCAACCTCTGTGCCGTTGCTAACCAACTCAACCCACGGTTTGTTGGGGCTGGCCATCCCGCAAAGTGGCTTTAAGAAAGACTCGCCGTTGCCCCAAGGGGTACTGAAGTTCTGCTCATCTAGATACTCATTAACCAGATAAGACTCAACGAGCGGGCGAGCCGCGGCTTCTGCGTCATGCCCCTCCTGAAACAGTTCCTTCAGTTGAGCGCCGGCCTCTTTCCTCTTTCCGGTAACCTTTTCTTGGAGTAGCGCTTGACGTCCAGCGCCACCTTTTACAGCCTTGGATGCGTCAGAGGCGGTGAGATTTTTCTGTCTCCATTGGAGCCATTCCTCAACCTCTGCGTCGGATCCGTTGGGGTTTAGAGATACGTTAATCACGCCGCCACCCCCCTCGGCTTAGCCGCTCTCAGGTCTGCGGTTTGTTTCGGGGTGAGTTGCAATCCCCTTTCCTCGACTCTCGCCACAGCGTCTTCGTAAGTCCACTTTCCGGTGCTTACCTTTTCCTTCAACGCGTCAATAGCTTTTGCATTAGGGTGCTTGGCGGTGGCCTGCTCCGAAATCAAATTAGGCGGGTGCGGCTGATCTTCGGGTTCATCGCTACTCAGATCTTCGGGTTCATCGCTACTCAGATCTTCGGGTTCATCGCTACTCAGATCTTCGGGTTCATCGCTAGGCTGATCTTCGGGTTCATCGCTAGGCTGATCTTCGGGTTCATCGCTAGGCTGATCTTCGGGATCGTTGCCAGTTATGAATGCTTGCATAGCTGTCTGACCGTCATCGTCCTCGTCCTGCTCGATGCCCAGCAGGGTAATCAGGCCATAACGTCTGGCGTAGGTTGTTGCTCCGGCTACTGTGAAGTTGTCCTTTTTCGGCCCAAGCGGCATGGGGGCGCTATCTGTCCACATGATCTGCCCCGACGAATGGATGAGGGTAGTCCTGACTCGAATGGTTTCGGATGTAGCGCGAACAGTTTGCGTAAACGTCAAATCAAATTCAGCGAGGATTGGATTAACCAAAGCCGTGACTGTTTCTAACTTGGCATACTTACCATGGTGCGCCCGCGCTGAGCGCTCGGGGTTTTTCAGTTCTTTCCTAGCCCGCACAAAAGCGGCACAGATCAGATCATTCTTTTCACTAAACATCGTATGCCTCCATGCTTTCGTACTCGTCAGCAGTAAGGAGGGGGCGCTCGTTGTAGGCGTAACTAAACCCCCAGCCTTTGGTGTAAAAGCGCAGGTCTAGCTCTTCAATGTTCTTGAAATCTGAGCGGTGTGGTTGGTTAGCTTCGTAGTCGAAGAACCCATCAAACCAAGATGACAGTGCGGTCTTTGTGTCGGTGGCGTTTGCACAATCAGCAGCGCATTGCCGAAGAACTTCATCGGTAACTGAGTGCTGGGTGACGGGGTGTTGGAGTGTGCTTTCTGAAGGCGCTCTGGTGGCGGTGAAATGCCAATACCCAGGCGTTGCTGCTTGTTTCGTTTTCATTTTTGATCTCCTTGATGCCGGGCTATCAGGTGCCGGGCCATGAGCTCAAGTTAGACCAAAATGGAGCACAAAGCAAACACAAAAAGTATTTGCCCGAATCAAAAAACCCTTTTAATGATGCGGTATATCATTTATCTTAGGAGGTGAGGTAGGATTTGTTGCTGCTCATAGCCATTCTATTGCAGATATATTCGGCATATTAGATACAAAAAGGATGCGTGAATGAGCCAACCCGAACCGGCGCACGATGTTGAGCGCGAAGCAGTTCTTCTCAGATTAAAAGCATTAGAGCTAGAGGGGTCTCAGCTTTCCACCGAAGCCTTTGCGCTTATGTTTGCTGTTGTTGTCGCACTAAGGCAGCCACCATTGCTTTGACCGCGGCTTTACCTTCGGTGTCTAAGCCGTCAACCATCCGCATCAAGTCATCAGTTTTAGCATGGTCTTGATCTAGCCAGCCCTTTTCAAGCTCAAGCGCTGCCTCGATAGTTCGAGCAAGTTTATCTCCGACGTTACGACGGCTACTTTTCTCGTGAAAGATCCTGGCTATCTGCATTTGGGCAACCCCTACGAAAGAAGCCATCCTGCCGTTGTTGCCCTGAAATCGAGTGTCTCTAAGGTAACGGAGGTTTTCTCTCCTTATGTCTGATGCTGTTCTCATTATCTCCACCTTCTTGAATAAGATTTAAAACGATACCGCTCTGTCTAACTCTTCGCTCAAGAAAGCGGGGGGGCGCTTGCCCGCCAGCCACTGCCCTCTTTAAAAGGTACTTTTGTTTTGCGAACGTAGTCGCTTGTTGCATCTGCGCGTGGACATGCAAACAACTTTGTTTGGGCCGGAGTACATGCGCGGATGTCCAACAAACTGCAGCCGCGCCTCTGTGGCACTCTACATTTGTTCGGCTCCATACTCTCAGAACTTTTTCGAGGCTTTCGTGGCCTCTCCATCGCCGACTTTGTCTATGTAAACCAATCACCCGTCGTCTTCCTGCCTATGGA